TTATTATTTTTTAGAAAATAAATCATTAAAACAACAGCAATTCCATTATTTACTGCAAAAGTTAGTATTTCATTAATTGTCATAATTATTCTCCTTTTATTCAAAAACTTCACTTACAATTATATAACTTCCTGCTCGTAAAGATGTCGCATTCGCTGCATCTGTGTTATATTGAGCCATTTGTGGTTGAATATAACCTCCGGTTCGAGTTGTTTTTATAATTAAATATTCTTTAATTAAACTAGATGTTGTACTTGCCACAAGGGCATATCTGACAGCCGTTGCAAATCCATGAGCTGATGTTCTCATGCTTGCCGATGGTTCAGATGTATTTGTAGTAGATGGGGCTCCTGCTGAACCTCTAATTGATGATATTAAGGTTATATCAGTAGAATAAGTCCACGCAATTTTAGCATCTGGGATTGCTGAACCAGAATTTCTTATAAAAGCAGTTAATTCTATTTTATATATTTTATTAGGCAATAATCTAATTAATAAATCAGAGACACTTGTTAATGTATTATTTACATAATCAACATCAGTATTTACTAAATAAATTCTATTAGCTTTTGAAATTTCATTTTCTATATGAATATCACCATAATTACTAGAAATTGCAAAATCAGTACATATTCCAAAACTACTAGTACCAACAGTATTCAGAAATACTGTTCCTTCTGAATCACCAGAAATAGTAGTTTCATGTACTAATGATTTTTGTTGTTCACCTGCTTTATAAGCTATTGTTCTAATCGTATCATTATCTTTTTCAAATGTAATTATAACTTTTTCATTTAAAGCAAGACTATTTGTAAATGCTACATTTTGAGATGTAGATGCTCCACCTTCTACTACATTTAAATAAAGTTTACTAGTAGAAATATATGTTTCTGCATAATTATTCGCATCAACATACCAACAAATTCCCTGTGTGTATCCAGCTAACTTACAATAAAATTCAAATTTACCTAAAAAGGATAATATATCAAAATAAACTGCTAATCCATCTTGAATATTTGATGGATTTAATTGCATAATTCCAAATCGTCTTATTCTTTCATCATATATAATAGAATACCAGTCGGACCAATATTCAAGTTTATTTTGCCATCCTGTAACACTTCCCATATATTCTTGAAAAGCATTCATGTATGACGACCAATCAGGGTCTTCTCTAACCATTTGCCAATATTGACATGTTATATAAGAGTTTTGAGCATTTATAGTTGTAGTAGCTTCCACTCTATAATAAGTTATATTATTCCATCCAGGCACTCCACCATTTGGTGTAAAATCTGATTTTTGAGCAATTAAAACGTTCCATCCAGTAGTCAAAGAACCACTTGCCCATGATATACTATAATTATTTGCATTATCTGTACCAAGTTTAAACTGAACTAAAGTAAACTTAGTTATATCTGAAATATAAACTAATAAATAAATTAAGTCAGATGTTGCAGATGCTGAACCATCATTAAAAATAGATAAGTCAATTGCTGCTCCTAATGTTTGATACATACCAATCCAGCTTGCCACATTATCAGTTTCAGTAAATCTAACCGCATTATATCCAATAACATTATTAGTTGTATCATTTGATAGAGAAGTAGAACCGCCCGCTGTATATTCCGCATAATCTGTAAAATTATCAAGCTCTTTTGTATTTCTTTCCCAATAATAGTCTTTCCAATCTTTAAAATTAAAACATTGCGATTTTCTAAGTTCATTATCGACTTCCAGCAATTTGTTATCAAATCTTTGCAGATTATCGGCATCAATTGCTGGTGAACCGCCATTAACCCATGTAAGAAATTGATTTACAAAATCACCAAGTCCCATTTATTGTCTCATCTCCTTTTATAATTCCCTGATTCATAGTTTTTCTATGTTTTGTTTTATCTGCTAATATTTTTTTTCTTATATTAGGCAATTCAATTGAGTATTCAAGCATTTTTGATATTATAACAGTTCCATCTTTATTAATTGAATCAATTTCTTCATAGATATTAATATTAAAATCAAGATTATCTTTTAATTGATCTATCACATTTACACAAAATTTCTTATAAAATTCAAGTTTTATATTCTTATCAATTAAATCAATATTTTCAATTTTTTGATCTTTAGATAATTTAAATTTATTTGAATATTTCATAATTTACTCCTATCCTCTTGCAAACTCATATTCCCAAGTAAATTGTATTTCTTCGGTTGCCAGTTTATTTTCAACTGGATTCAATACAACTCTTGAAATCATTAGTCCAAAATTTGCTCCTGAACCTTCTAACCAATCATAGGAATTTGAACCTGCAAATAATCCAACTTCTCTAATTGTGCAAACTCCCGCCGTATCTTCTGGTTGTGTATCTTGTAAAATTGCTCTAGCTTGCATAACTCCAATCCCAGTTCTTATTTTAGAAATAATAGGAACTCTATATATTTCATTATACAAGTCGGTTAATGTATCAACATTTGCCGTTGCATCATCACCTATCGCAATATGTTTACAAATCATGTTTGCATTATATTGATAATAAAGAGCTTTTATTACTTCATCCAATGCATCATTCATGATTCTATTTGCTATTATTATAGTTTTGTTTTTTACTTTTCCCATTGTATCTCTTTTAGTTAAAGTTAATTTTCCTTTAAATGATAATCCAGTTTTTATCAACATAATTAATCACTATCACTTTCATTATAAATTGCTGTATTGTTTATTGTTCCAGGATGTAATCCCGCTGGGTCTGGGTCTGGATATAACCCTCCGGGGTCATCATCAGGATATAAACATGTAATTGAATCAATTGTTAATGTTCCATCCCAATCAAAACTTTCATTTTCGACATAAGGAATTGTTACAACTGCATCTTCCCTTATAACAAAATTGTTTTGAGCAACTAGCCAGCGTTTGAAAAATTTTATCCAGCTTCCAACAGGTGAACCATCGACAAGAACAACAGTTCTTAATAACTTATTCCCCGTATCAGTAATTTTTAAATCCATTACTAAATAACCATTTGCACCCGTTGCATTTACATTATAAGTTGGCAAAATTACATTACAAATTTGTCCAACTTTCCATCTATGATTATATGAAGCCACAACAAATTTTCTTGCAATTCTACAATATTTATCTAATAGCGCATTCGCTTTTTCACCTGCCAAAACAACACCTAATACATCGCTTCCGCTCATAACATCGGTATAAATACCGCTTCCACCTTCAATTAATTTTCTATTATTAATTTCAGTATAATTCGTTTCAACAACATCTATTTCATATTGTCCATGATATTTTACAACTACATACCAATTAACAGCAATTGGATCTTCATCTTGTGATTGATAAATTTGATTGCTTCCATCAGTATAATACCATTTACAATCAGTATCCAATCCATTTAATCCAACATCAGGTGAAGGCACTTGTCTTGAATCAGGTGGATTCCATCTTTCAGCCCAAAGACAAATGTATATTCTCGGTTCTCTTATTTCATCTGTAACAGGAAATTTCAATGTGTAATTTCTTATAATCCCATCTGGAAATGGTTCTGCCGTTTCTGTTAGTTCATCAGTAATATCTTTTACTCCCCTTAATACCTGTTGATTTCTATAATCAGTTCTATCCCTAATTTCATATAATAATTCAGGTTTGTAATAATAAAATTCTCTTAATTCTGGGCCTGATTTCCCTAGAAAATCATGAAAATAGAATTTTTTATTTGGCCCAATATACCATTGCCATCCTAATAATTGGGCAAGCTCATCAAAAACCTGAGTGCAAAATACATAAGGACAATTTATACTAATTGTTTTTGTTGTTTCTTGAATAGTTCCTTCTTCCCAGTCAATACCATCATCTTTTAAATATAATTTAATAATATTTATTACAGTTCTATGTATATAATCCTTACCAAATCCTCTATTTATAACAATTCTATCACAAATCGCATGATGATCAACACATGCGATTTTTATCTCCATAATTGGATATTCATTTAATTTTCTTGTTTTGGGTTCATCAATTTGCCCTCCAAATATGATTCTCCATGAACCAAGATCAAAAATATCATCAGAAATATATTCCCAAACTTCAATCAATCTTCCCATCAAATCTTGCCAGTGAAAATAATTGCCGCTCGTTGGATTTCTATCAATTAAATCAAAATTACAAGTTGATCTTGTCCCTGCTTCACCTTGATTAATTGACAATGTTCCAGTTTTTACAACAATATTTACATCCCATCCAAAATTATAAATTGTTGTTTTCTCATGATTTGGTTTTTCACCATCTAAAGTAATTCTAAAAGCTGGCATTATTCAATCACCTTCCCTCCATATCTTCTAATTACAGTATTCATTTCTTGCATTATTTTAATGATATCTTGAATACCATAAAAATTAATATTTTGTATAGAAGTATTTGAATTTCCCATTGAAGATGATATTCCAGCACTAAACTTATTATCCAATCCATTCAATACAATATTTCCTAAAAAATCAGTTTTAATTTTTGCTTTTGCTTTTTCTAAACTTGCTAAGATAGGCCCAGCAAAATTAAGTTTATCAAGGTCTTTCAATGGGCCATACTTTGCTGGCGAAAAAGGAAGAAATCCTCTGATTTTCGCTGCGAGTGCACTCGCTTCATCTACAACAGTTCCTATCATGCTTTTTATTCCTGCAATTATTTGTTTTACTATTTTAGCACCAGCCGAAAAAAAATTAATTTTACTCAAACTACTAACAATTTTATCACCTATCGTATAACCAACTGAAACAAAATCCATTGCTTTATTTTTAATTGAATTAAATAAATCTCTAAACTTAGCAATTGCAAGATTTGCCAACCCTGAAATTGCTTTTATAAATAAATTGGCGAAAACTTGAATTATTTTAAGAATTGCATAAATACCAAGATTAGCTAATGATCTTAATGATGAAAAAAAAGTTGACCAATCACCTCTAATTAAAGCACATACAGCCTTAACTATACTTGCGATTGCTTTTACTCCTACTCTTATAACACTTAAAACAAGTTCCCATACATGCTTTGCAATATTTATTATAGTACTTCCATGTGCTTTCCAAAATTCTTTTATCGCATTAAATACAAATATTATTGTCTGTTTTATTTCATTAAAAATTATAATTGCATTTGATCTTACAATATTCCATGTTCTTAATACATTTGACCTAAACTGTTCATTTGTTTTCCATAGATGCACAAAAGATGCAATAAGTCCAGCAATTGCACCAACAACAACCGCAATTACTGATGATACAATAAGAAAAAGTCCACTTAACGCAGTTAATGCAGGGATACCAACAATTGTAATAATTGCTATTAAAGATGCCAAAACTGGTAATAATGCTCCAATTGCAGTCGCTACCGCAGAAATAAGAGTTCCTATTATTATTAAAACAGGACCTATCGCCGCTGCAATTGCCCCAAATATAACTATTAATTTCTTTTGAGTATCATTTAATCCATCAAATTTATTACCTAAAAAATTAACAACAACTATAAGCTTTTCAAGAATTGGAACTAAAAAAGCTTTTATAGTATCAAATATTTTAATTCCATTTGCTTTTAATGTTGAAAGTGCTTGATTAAATCTAAATTCTATTGTTTCTGATGTCGCTTTAAAAGCATCATTCAAAACTCCTTGTGAATTTGTTACATGTTCAAATATTTTTTTGTTATCCTCCAAATTAGAGCCCATTAAATCCAATACGCCCATTAACGCCCTAATATTTGGGAATACTCTTGCCATAGCCTCTTCACCATATTTATTAGTCAGATTCTTTAAATCCATTAATGCAGACAACAACCCTTCTTCTCTAATCTTTTTTCTCATTTCCGCTGAACTTGTTCCCATTTTTTGCAGTTGTTCTTCCGCTTGTTTACTAGGTTTAATTAAACCTGCTAATATACTTTTTAATTCTGTTGCCGCTTCCGCTGCATTTGTACCAGTTCTTGTCATTGCTGCTTGCGTGGCTGCCACTTGATCAAATGTAACACCCATTTCGGATGCAATTGGAAGTACTTGACCCATAGATGCTGCCAATTCGGATGCCTCTGCTTTTCCTTCTCTAACTGCCATAACTAAGATATCAGTAGCTTTAGATGCACTTAAGTTTTTAACTCCATATGCATTCATTGCAGATGTAACTAAATCAGCTACTACTTTAGTCTCACCGAGTCCAATTGCTGACCCTTTAGCCGACATTTTTAAAACATCCATTGCCGCTGCACCTTTTATACCTGCCGAAGTTACAAAGAATAATGCATCTGCCAATTCTTTAGGTGGTTTTCCAATTTCTCCACTTAAATTTAAAATATCTTTTCCCCATGCATTTACTTGTGTTTGAGCAATACCAACTAAACCAACTACATGACTTAAACTAGTTTCAAAGTCCATTCCTAATTTAGTTACAGCAATTCCAACACCTACAATTGGCAATGATACATATTTAGTTAAACTTGAACCAATACTTTGAATTGTTTCTCCTATTTTATTAAAGGTATCAGTTGTTTGCGTTGCAAAATTAGCACCAATACTTTGTGCTGAATTCAATCTTGAAATAAATTCCGATGTATCAGCATCAACACGTGCGGTTACTTCTCCAACAATAAATGCCATATTATCACCTTATCATCTTCTAAATATTTAAGTCATCATCAATATTTTGAAAATTTCTATTCTTATCATTTTTTAAAAATGTAATATACGCTGAATCAATTGGTAATCCATTTAAAAGAATTAAAAACTTTCTCCAAGTTATTTTGTTATTATTATGAATATCATTTAAATCGAGATTATAAAATCGCAAAAAATCTGCTTCAATTGCTGCCCATGCCCAAATTATAAGCCTAGCATCTTCATTTTTTTTTGTATATCTTTATTTTTACTTGAATCTATATCATATCCCCATTTACTCATTACTTTTGGAACGATTGTTTCAAATACAAAATTTATTGATGCCCTTGATCTTTCAAGTGATGTTAAAAATTCTCTTCCGAACATTAATTCTAGAAATTTATAAAAATGTTCATCTGGAACTGTAAAAATCATTTTCCCATCAATTTTCTTATAACAATATCTCAAAAAAAATGTTGAGAAATTAAATGGCATTGACATAGGAAGTGTAAATATTTTGTTTGCAAATTTTACTTTAAATGATTTCTCTTTTGAGTATTCATTTAAAGCTTCGTCAAAATCAAATTCCAATTCCTCTAATTGTCTTTCTTTAATTTCATCACATTTTTCATTTAAAAATTTTAATCTTTCTTCATTATTTTGAAAGTCCATATATATTAATTCCTTTACTTAAATTTAATTTAATTAAGAACCAGGCGTTATCTCAGTTTTTTCATTTACTCTGAAATTTCCTTTAAATCTATATACTTTACTTACATCCCCAGTTTCTTCATAGGATGTAAAAAAGCCTCTCAAAGATTGTCCATAACCATTATTTTTAGTTTGTTTCATAACAACAGTCTTTCCGCTTTCGGCGGCATCTTTAAGTTCACTTTGACCTATATCACGCCCAGTCGTTGATAACTCAATTACAACTCCTTCTACCGCTGCGGTTTCAGAAACTGCAATACTACAAAATTGCTCATGTAATACATCAGTTCCTGGAATAACATCTTCTGAACCTGTTATATTGTCCTCAGAAACTGCAACATTTTTATTAAAAGATGTAACCTTTGCAACAACAATATCATCTATTTCAACTACCGTTCCAGCAAATTTTACTTCATTTTCATTTGCCATTAATTTCACCTCACTTATAATCGATATTCATTATTAAATGATTGAGTCCTCAATATATAATTAACTGAGTACTCATGCCGTCCTTTATCATCTTTCCCAATTCCAACTGGTGATGTATCAATACTCGTTTCTGTAACAATAAAAATACTTGTTGGAACTAGTTTTTCACCACCAAATCCCATAAATGCAAGATGAATATTTATTAATAATTCTCTTGCATTTTCTTTGTTATCATTTCTTGTTAGTACTTGAATTCCAAAGTTATCAACACTTAGCGAACTTGATTCTGGCAATGAAGGTGGTTGTGTATCATAGACACAAATACAATTGTCTGGATTTTCTGGTTGAAAATTATCAAAAATTGAAGTTCCCAAAACTCCAAAGCCTTTTGTTTGCAACCACTGACAAAATTCATATGCTAACATTACATAAACCTCCTACATTCTTGCTCTAAAGCTCTTTCAAGTGTGTTTCTTGCTAATCGGTTAAATGGATCTCTCAGATAGAATCTTTTTCTTCCATGTTGGAAATTTGCTGTGTTTTCATGCCATCTTAAAGCATAAGGAATAATTGGATATCCTGTGCCAGCTCCACCGCCAAATGTTATACAACAAGCTGGAACATTATTGCCAGCCATTATAACAATTCCACTTCGCATAAGTGGTGACTCATCTAGAGGTACTTCCTGTTTTGCCACAGTTAAAACAACATTTCCAGTTTTCTTAACAGCTTCAACCGCTGCCCTATTAGTTAATTCTATTAATTGATCTCCATTCCAAGTACTCCATCCCATTATTATCCAACCTCTTCATAAACTATTGAAAGATTATATTTAAATCTTTTCAATTTATTTTTATAATTCCGACAAGAAATAACAAAAGATTGACTATTTCCTATAATTGTTTCTGGTTTAAAATTTATATTTGGACAAATTCCAAATGTATTTATTGTATTTTCAGTTACTTTCCCTTTTGGAACAATTTTAAAATAAACTGGTTTTCCAATATACAATAATTTTCGTTTAAATGAAGTCATTGTTAATCTAACCTCATTAATTATAAATTTTTTTCCATTAGAATTGAGTTTGACATTTATATCATTTGTACCCGTTTTTTGATAAATTAATTTACTCATTTCTACCTCACTAATAATTCAAAATGATCAGTGTTTCCCGTTCTTGGGTCATCGATTGTGTCAATTTGCAAAACTTCCATATTCAAGACAGAATATGGAGTTATTTGATCTATCATCCAATATTCATGATTAATATCAATTCCACAATCTTCTTTTAAAAAAATAATTGCTGTGACATTAATAGTTTCATCTTTTTTTGTTGTTATTAGTTTGTTTCCAAACTGACAAAATCCTTTAACATCGCTAAATGAAACATCACTGAAATTACCAGATGCATCTCGTTGTCTTTTTCTTATTCTAATTGTATGGGTCATTAATGCATTAAACTCTGGTAAACTCATGTCAACATCACACTCCTATTAATAATGCCAGATGAAATTAGAACTGAATCAACATATCCCATTTCATCAGATAAAATAGAATTGCCAGAAATACCACCTTTATTAACTGAAAATCTACCCAAAGTCACAGATTTTGCGGATGATGGCATACTTCCACTTGTTACAAAGATTGTAATAAGATTTGCTATCCATAACTTGATGGCTTGCTTTTGATCTTCCATAACTTCGGTTAATGAATTAACATACCAAGTCGTAGCTGAATCATCAATTTTCCAACCAGTATCATAAACAGCATAATTACCTATTCTAGAATCTAACATTTTACACGCTTGATAAATTCTAGATATTGTTGCATCGCTAGCTGGTTGTCCTGTTAATGTTGCATATTCACTCGATGTTAAATACATTATTGCCACCTTCCCCATTCTCCATTTTCATTTTGTGTATATCCTGCTTTTTTTATTGCTGTCCATGCTATTTTATTAGCGTATTCCTCACCTTTATCAATTGAAGCATTAAAAGCAGAAATCCAAATTTTTTTCGCTCTATCTGGCAAATTTTTGATTCTATCAGGTGGATTACTTATTGTATAAGGCATTTTAAACACCTACTTCATTCAAAGATGTAATTAAATCATCTCTTTTGCCAACAGCCCTAAGATTTTTTTTCTTACATAATAACCTTAGTTCTTTATAAGTTAAATTATCTAAATTTGAATTTAATGGACTTTCTTCTTTTGTTAAAGGTTGATTTTGATTTTGATTAAAACATATTTTGGCAACATTAAATTCTATAAATGCTCTTATCAACTGATTATCACTTACTTCATAAGTATTACCTTTTTTATATTTTAATCTATCTTTTAAAAATAATAATTTCATAACATCAGTCCTTATTATTATGAACCACCTTTTCCGAAAACTGCAAATGGATATCTAGTTGATTCATTTTCATTTAATTTGTTAATAGGATTTGGTACTTGCCAAGCTAATCTCATACAAGCTCTTAATGCGACCATGTTTTGTTGTGGTAAATTATACAGAATTTCTTTTGTAACTGGGTCTTGAATAATTGCTTGATCTAATAGTTTCCAAGTTATATCTTGTCTAATAGCATACATTAACTGTTTCCAA